GCCAGCGGGGCAATCGGTGGCGCAGCTGGCGTCACTGCGCCGCAAATCAACATTATCGTCAACGACCCCGTAATCAAGGAGGAGGCCGACGTCGACCGAATCCTGGAGTACGCGAAGGTCAAGATAGCAAGGGAGATGGGGGTGGCTTCGTGGAATCCGTCTGCTTCGATGGCGTAGAGCTGACCGACTTCTTCACCGTCCTGTCCAACAGGGGAGCGGCGCCCGTCAACGTCACGACCGAGACGGTGCCTGGGCGCGACGGCGTCGTGCCGAGGGGCGCGACGCTCGGGTGCCCGCAGGTCTCGCTCAAAATCATATGCGACCCGAGTGACGCTGGAACGCTGCACGAGCAGCGCAGGCGGCTCGCGTCGCTGCTGTCGGCGAGGAGCGCTCGCAGGCTCCAGTTCGGCAACGACGGCGGGCTGTGGTACATGGCGCAGCCGAACGGCGAGCTTGACTGGTCTCAGTTCTTCAGGACTGGCGTGCTGCGCGTCGGCTTCCTCGTGCCGTCGCCAGCGATGTACGGCAAGGAGGTCAACGTGACCGTGCCGAGCGGCGGCTCCGTGGAGTTCGAGGTGGGCGGCACGTACCCGACCCGCCCGACGATAGATGCGGCTTCGGCCGTGCGCTCGTCTGGGGCCGACGGCGTCTGGGGCGTGCGCCTCGACGGCGGCGACTTCGTGCAGGTCGCGACTGGCAGCTCGTCGGCGCGCAGGGTCGAGGTCGACTGCGAGGCACGCAAGTGCCGCGTCGCTGGCAGCGTAGCTGGCATAACGCTCGCGTCCGACTGGCTCGAGTTCGAGCCTGGGTCGCACGTGCTGCGCAACGACCAGGGGAGCGGCGCGTGCACCGTGACGTGGCGCGAGAGGTGGCTGGCATGAGGCGCATCATCGTCTTCACGCCCGCCGACCAGTTCGTGCGCGAGCTTGCACCGTCGGAGGTACTGGAGTGCGTCCGCACCGACGAAATCAACGGCGAGCACTCGCTGGAAATCACCACGACCGAGGTGCTGGAGCGCGAGCAGCGCATCCTCCTCCGCGACTCGACGGGCAAGTGGCGCGAGTACGTCGTCATGCGCTGCGACGAGTCGCACGCGTCTGGAGACAGCCCGACTGGCACGTACTGGTGCCCGTGGAGCCTGATGCACGACCTGGCGGTGACGAAGGTCAGCGCGATGCCAGGGACGCAGGCGCCCGTGGCCGCGAGCGCCGCGCTGGCCGACGCGCTGTCTGGAACGGCGCGCTGGTCGGTCGGCACCGTCCACAGCGGCACTGGCGGGGCGTCGATGTACTTCATGAGCGGCTACCAGGCGCTCGGCGTCCTCGTGGAGAACTGGGGCGGCGAGCTTGACGCGACCATCGGCGTCGACCTGGTGAACGGCCGCGTGACGTCCCGCGCCGTCGACCTCTACGCCAAGCAGGGCGACCAGTCCGTGCCGAGGCGCTTCGACTGGTCGCGCGACATGCGCTCCATCCGCAGGCGCGTCGAGGAGACGCCCGTCGCGTGCAGAATCATCCCGCGCGGCAAGGGCGTGCAGACCGACGCTGGCGGCTACGGCCGCAAGATTGGAATCGAGGACGTCAACGGCGGAATCGAATGGCTCCAGGACGACGAGGTCGCCACGCTTCTCAGGATGCCCGACGGCAGCGGCGGATGGGAGTACCCGACGGTCATCGTGGAGAACCCCGACATAGAGGACCCGCAGGAGCTGAAGGACTGGGGGCTCTCGGTGCTCCACGAATACACGCGCCCGAAGGTGACGTACGACGCCGACGTGCTCCAGCTCGCGGCCGCTGGCATGGACGCCTCGGGCCTCGCGCTCGGTGACGCCGTGCAGTGCATCGACAGGGGCTTCTCCGCCGACGGGCTGCGAATCGAGGGGCGCGTTTCCAAGATGGTCGTCAACGAGCTTGACGACACCGACGTGCGCGTAACGGTCGGCTACCTATCGGACGCGCTGTCTGGCAGACTCGGGGGCATGGTCGCGTCTCTGGCGCGCCTCAGCGGCGAGGTCGCGTCTCTGAGCGGCACGACCTACGAGTATTTGAACAATCTGCTCGACCACTTCAACGCCGAGATAAACGCGCTCGGCGGGTGGGCGTACTTCGTGCCAGGGCAGGGAATCATAACCTACAGCGCGGAAGTAAGCGACCCGACCGTCGGTGCGGAAGTCAAGGCGATAATCAACGCTGGTGGCGAGGGTTCGGTCGTGGAAATCAAGGGAGGCTCAATCAGGATAGCCAACAGCCTCAAGAGCAACGGCGACTGGGACTGGCGCACCGTGTTTGTGAGCGGGCACATCTTGTCAGACCTCGTGACGGCCGCGAACCTCACCGCTGGGCGCATAAGCTCGGCGGACGGGTCGAGTTACTGGGACCTGGATGCAAGCTCGTTGAACCTAACTGGCGACTTCACCCTCAAGAAGGAGTTCACCAGCGGTTCCACGACCACCGTTGGACGTGGCGGGTTTGAAAGCGGATATTTCTACCCAGACGGGCAGGGGCAAGAACAATCCGTCGGACTTGCCGTCACGTCCACCAGGAGCGACTATAAGAGGGGCGTGTACATCTTCGCGAATCCAGGCGGATATGCTGGCGACCATTCCGTAATCTTCTGCAACAACGTGCTCGAACTACAGTCGCAGATACTGCAAGGGGGGTCAATCGCCTCCTATGCGAGACCGTCAGACTATTGCGGGAGGCTCATCGTCGGGCCGCAATGGATTGGATTCTATGAATCAATCCTCCAGAACACGTCTGGCGGCTCTGGCGCCGTGATGGAATACCATCGGGGTTCTGGTATCGACGTCAACTCCAGGACGGACGTCAACGCGAACCTCACCGTCACTGGCAACTTGAGCGTTTCTGGGACAAAGCCCAGGCTGGTTACGACCAAGGACTACGGCGAACGCTACCTCTACGCCTACGAGACGCCAGCGCCCCTCTTCGGCGACGTTGGCAGCGGCGCAATCGGAGATGACGGACTCTGCTATGTCGAAATCGACGCGGTGTTCGCAGAGACGGCTAGCACGGACATGGCCTACCAGGTGTTCCTCCAGAAATGCGGCCAGGGCGACCTCTTGGTGGCAGAGAAGCGCCCGACATACTTCCTCGTGGCTGGAACGCCTGGCCTCGCATTCGACTGGGAGCTGAAGGCCCATCAATCAGACTTCAAGACGCTGCGGATTGAGAATAGGAGCCTCGACCCAGCAGACATGGGCGGATACGTGCCAGACGACACTCTCGACATCCCAGAACTAGCCTACGGAGACTACGTGACTGAGATGGAACAATTGTACGAGCAGGAAACGGCAGCATAGGAGGCAGGATGAAACAGCTCAGCAGCTTCATGGCGCTCAACGTCAACGGCGGCGACCGCATCAGCTTCACGTACGACGAAATCGACGAGGCCACGGGCGACCTCGTGTCGTCGAACAACAAGGAGTCGTTCTTCGCGGTGGACTCGGCGCTGAAGAAGCACGTCGAGGCCATCCGCAAGTTCATCCGCGACAACAAGCTCGCGTAGGGAGGGCCGCATGGGCATCCAAATCCAGGAAATCACGCTCGACGTCGCCAAGGAGGCCAGCAACGAGGTCGTGTACCTCGGCCAGGGCGACAAGTCGGGCACGACGCTCAGGGTCAGCGTGACCGACGGCGGGGAGGCCTACAGCCTGTCTGGCAAGGGCGCGCGCCTGTGCGTGCAGCTGCCCCACAGGGGCGGCAGCTACGAGGTCGACGGCACCGTGAGCGGGAACGTCGCGACCTTCGAAATAGACGAGACGTACGCGGCTGCGGTCAGCGGCCGCTCGGACATCCTGTTCGTGCAGGTGCTACAGGGCGAAACCGTCATCTGCTCGACGTCCCGCGCGCACCTCGTCGTGCGCCCGTCGCACAACGACGGCGTGGAGCCAGCGACGGCGTACAACAACGGCATCCAGGACTTCATCGACAGCTCGCAGGCGCAGCTCGACGCGGCCATCGTCAGCGCGGCGGAGACGGCCGCAGAGCACCAGGCGGAGGCGATTGCGGCCAAGGTGCCGTGGCCGACGCAATCTGGCGGCAGCGGGGCCGACAGCGGCGCTGAGGGGCTTCTGCTGAAGTCCAACGGCGACGGCACGACCTCGTGGGGCACCGTGGGCACGGCGCAGGTCGACAACGGCGCGCTCATCACCGAGAAGTACGCCGACTCGTCTGTCACGGCCCAGAAGCTCGCGCAGAACGCGGTCACGTCGCAGAAGCTCGCGGGCGGCTCCGTCACCGACGACAAGCTCGACCCCTCGGGCGTGCTCTCCGACGTGCAGACGCTGCGCCACGACCTCGACAACCTCGACGTGACGGTCGACCCCGACGACTTCTCGCTGTACCAGGACCCAGACACGGGCCTCGTGTACATCATGTACCGAGGCGAGCAAGGCAGCGACGGCATCCCGCTGGCAGGCGGCGGCGGGGGCGGGGGAGGCGGCGGGAACAACGCCGTCATCACCGTGACGAACCAGTCGGGCTGGCTCTCGCGCACCATCTCGACGGGCGCGGCGTGCGTCGTGACAATTTCGTGGTCGAGCCTCGAGGACAACGTCCCGACTGGCGACGGTGCGCTGACCGTGACGGTCGGCGGCGTTACGAGGCTCGCGCGCAGCGTGGAGCAGGGCCAGCTCGAAATCGACCTCGGGCCGTACCTCTCCACTGGCTCCAACAAGTGCAAGGTCAACGTCGCCGACGTGTACGGCAACTCGCGCACCATCACGTTCTCGGTCAACTGCGTGGAGCTTTCGATTATGAGCAGCTTCGACACGTCGGGCGCGTTCACCGCTGGGCAGGCGGTCGAGTACGCCTACGTCCCGAAGGGCGCAATCGAGAAGACCGTGCACTTCGAGCTTGACGGTACGGAGCTTGCGACCGAGACGGTCACCACGTCTGGCAGGCAGCAGACCAAGACGATACCCGCGATGGCGCACGGCGCGCACTACCTGCGCGTATGGTTCACCTGCACCATCGACGAGCAGGTCGTCAGCTCCAACGAGCTGTACCACGCCCTCGTGGTCGTGAACCCGAGTTCGAGCGCGCCGATAGTGGCGACGCCGTTCAAGGAGACGACGGCGACCCAGTACGAGATGCTTGCCATCCCGTACACGGTCTACACGCCGAACTCCATCACGTCGCAGGTCACGCTGTCGGCCGACGGCGAGACCGTGCAGCAGCTCACGGTCGGCCGCACCGAGCAGACGTGGCTCTACCGATGCACCGACACGGGCCAGCTCGCGCTGACCATAGCCAGCGGCACCGCGTCGAAGTCGCTGACGCTCACGGTCGCCGAATCCGAGATGGACGCGCACGCCGAGACCGAGAACCTGTCTCTGTACCTGACGAGCTACGGCAGGAGCAACGCGGAGGAGCACCCCGAGACCTGGCAGGACGCCGACAACGGAATCTCCTGCACGCTGACGGGCTTCAACTGGAGGAGCAACGGCTGGGTGGCCGACCCCGACGGAATCACGGTCCTGCGCGTCGACAACGGCGCGTCGGTCGCAATCCCCTACCAGCCGTTCGCCTCCGACTTCCGAGGCACTGGCAAGACGCTGGAGTTCGAGTTCGCGGCCAGGGACGTGCTCGACTACGACGCAATCCCGATAAGCTGCATGAGCGGCGGGCGCGGCTTCCAATTGACGGCCCAGCGCGCCACGCTCAAATCCGAGCAGAGCGAAATCTCGACGCAGTACAAGGAGGACGAGCACGTGCGCGTGTCCATCGTCGCCGAGAAGCGCGCCGAGGACAGGCTGCTGCTCATGTACATCAACGGCATCGCGTCGGGCGTCGTGCAGTACCCAGACGACGACGACTTCAGCCAGCAGACGCCAGTGAACGTCACGCTGGGCGACGACGGCATCTCGCTCGACGTGTACAACATCAGAATCTACGACAACGACCTAACGCGCTACCAGGTGCTCGACAACTGGATTGCCGACACGCAGGACGTCGGCCTCATGCTCGAACGGTACCAGCGCAACGAGGTGTACGACGAGTACGGTGCAATCGTCATCGAGCAGCTGCCCGACGACCTGCCGTACTTCATCCTGGAGGCCGAGGAGCTGCCGCAGTACAAGGGCGACAAGAAGACCATCTCGGGCAGCTACGTCGACCCGCAGAGCAGCGCGAGGAGCTTCACGTTCACGGGCTGCCAGATAAACGTGCAGGGCACGTCGTCCGCGCCGTACTACCGCAAGAACTACGACATGCAGTTCAAGGGCGGCTTCGAGATGCGGACGGGCCATGCCGACAGCTACGAGCTGGCGAGCGGCGTCGTGCCGTTCAACCGCTTCGTGCTCAAGGCCGACGTCGCGTCCTCCGAGGGCGCGAACAACGTCGAGCTGGTAAAGCTCTACAACGACCTCGACCCGTACCGCAGGCCAGAGCGGCAGGCGGACTCCCGCGTGCGCGACGGCATCTACGGCTTCCCCATCGTGGTGTTCTGGCACGACACGGTCTCGGGCGACACGCGGTTCATGGGCAAGTACAACTTCAACTTGCCGAAGCGCGCGCCAGGGCCGTACGGCTACAGCGGCGACATGGAGTCGTGGGAGTTCCAGAACAACACGAGCGACCTCATGCTGTTCAAGACCGATTACTTCGACCATACGATGGTGACCGACCCAACCACTGGAGAGGCCAAGGAGGCGTGGCGCTACGACTACGAGGCGCGCTTCCCAGAGGACACGTGGACGGACACCGACAAGCTCCAGGAGCTTCAGAGCTTCGTCGTGGCGTGCGACCGCTCCAAGGCGACTGGCGACGCGATAACGCCCGTGACCTACGAGGGCGTCGAGTACTCGACCGACACCGCAGCCTACCGCCTCGCGAAGTTCCGCGCCGAGTTCGGCAAGTACGCCGAGGTCTCATCGTTCGTGTTCTACTACATCTTCACCGAGCTGTTCCTGATGGTCGACTCGCGCGCCAAGAACCTGTTCATCGGCTTCAGCGGCGGCGAGGCGACGGGCACGACCGCAATCGACCGCAAGGCCGTGGCCGAGCCGTACGACATGGACACCGCCATCGGCACCAACAACGAGGGTTCGCTCGTGTTCGGCTACAGCCTTGAGGACGTCGACCACGTCAGCGGTGCGGACGTGTTCAACGGCCAGGAGAGCGTGCTGTGGTGCAACGTCCGCGACGCGTTCCCCGCCGAAATCGTCGCGAGCTACCAGCAGCTCCGCGCGGGCGGGCTGACGTACGCGAACGTCATGCAGCGGTTCAGCGAGCACCAGGGCAAGTGGCCCGAGGCCGTGTTCAACGAGGACTCGTGGACGAAGTACATCGAGCCGCTTGTCGGGCCAGAGGGCGGCAAGGAACCGACCG